ATGGTACTTCAAGTACAACAGCTGTTTATGGTGTTGATGATGTACTAGAAGCATCTTACAGAAATTCTAATGTAGATACCCCACTTACAAAAGTGAACAGATCACAGTATCAAGCATTATCAAATAAAACTTCTACCGGAACACCATCACAATACTTTGTTCAAAGATTTATAGATAAGGTTACAATTACTTTATTCTTAACACCTGGATCTAGTGAAGCAGGTAAATTTTTAAATTACTATTATGTAAAAAGAATACAAGACGTAGGTGATTATACTAACGCAGCAGATGTTCCATACAGATTTGTACCATGCATGACTGCAGGTTTAGCATATTACCTTGCTATCAAAAACTCACCTGACAGAGTTCAAATGCTAAAGATGTTGTATGAAGATGAACTACAAAGAGCTTTACAAGAGGACGGCTCATCATCAAGTACTTATATTAGTCCTAAAGTTTATTATCCGGAGTCTTAATGTCAAATCTTTCTTCCGGTAAATACGCACAATTTATTTCTGACAGATCAGGATTAGCATTTCCATATTCTGAAATGGTTATAGAATGGAATGGTGCAAGAGTTCATATATCAGAGTTTGAACCAAAGCATCCACAGTTACAACCAAAACCTCATGCTGCAGATCCACAAGGTTTATTGAATGCAAGACCTGCAAGAACAGAACCTGCTGTTGCAAGAATATTAACTTTAAATCCTTTATCTACTACAAATGCATCTCAAACTATAACTGTATTTGAAGACAATCATGGGAGATCTACAGGAGACATTGTTAGATTTAGAGATGGTGAACCTGGTGCAGGTATAACTTCTGCAGATATTAATGTGTCTACAGGATTTACAATTACAGTTACAAGTGATAATAATTATACGTTTACAGCTTCTGGCACAGCAACAGCAACTGAAACAATAGGGGGAGGAAGTATATCGGCTGGTCCGGTTACACTATCACCATAATGACATACTCAGAATTAGTACAAAAAATTAGAGATTACACGGAAGTAGATTCAAATGTTTTAACTTCTACAATTGTAAATGGATTTATTGAAGATGCAGAATTTAGAATATTCAGAGAAGTAGATTCAGATAATAATAGAAGATATGATACAGCAAATTTAATTGTTAACGATAGGTTTATAAACAGACCAGCTGGTTTGTTAGTTGTTAGATCTGCTCAAATAGTAGATTCTGACGGAACTGCTTCAGCTAACAATAGAGATTTTTTAGAATATAGAGATACTAGTTTTATGTCAGAATTTAATCCTAAAGAAAGCACTGGAGTACCAAAATATTATAGCTTATGGGATGAGGAAAAAATAGTTGTAGCCCCTACTCCTAATGCTACTTACACAATTCAGCTAAACTATATCTTGAAAGATCCTGGTTTATCTAGTACAAATACTACAACATATATAAGCCAAAATTTTCCCAATGGTCTTTTGTATGCATGCCTAGTAGAGGCTTACGGATTTTTAAAAGGACCCGTTGACATGATTCAGTTATATGATAAAAAATACGCTGAGGCTGTCAAAGGTTTCTCAGTTGAACAAATGGGAAGACGAAGACAAGATGAATACCAAGCAGGTGTTCCTCGAATAGAAAAAAATAGGAGATAAACTATGGCTATAACACAAGCGATTGCAAATGCTTTCAAAAAACAATTACTGGAAGGTGATGTAAATTTTAAATCATCTGGTGGTGATGTTTTTAAATTAGCTCTTTATACTTCTTCAGCTACTCTAAACTCAACAACTACTGCTTACAGTGCATCTAACGAAGTTAGTAACACTGGAACTTACGCAGCTGGTGGTGATCCATTAACGGGTCAAAGTACAAACATTGGATCCGGTTCAGGTAAAGGTGTTGCGTTCGTTGACTTTGCAGATTTATCATTTACAGGTGTGACGTTGACAGCTAGAGGTGCATTAATCTATAACACATCTTCTGCAGTCACTAATGCAGCAGTTGCAGTTTTAGATTTTGGAGCAGATAAAACAGCTACATCTGGAACTTTTACAGTGCAGTTTCCAGCAGCAACGACTTCAGCAGCTATATTAAGAATCTCTGGTTAATAAGGAGTTTTAAATGGCGTTAGTCGTAAACGATAGAGTAAAAGAAACCTCTACTACTACTGGTACAGGTACGCTTTCTCTTGCAGGAGCCGTTCAAGGTTTCGAAACATTTGTTGCAGGTATTGGTAATTCTAATACAACGTATTATACTATTGTAAATGAAGATGGTGCGTTTGAAGTTGGCCTTGGAACTGTCACTGATGCTTCACCTGATACTTTAGCTAGAACTACCATAATTTCATCATCTAACAGTGACTCCGCAGTAGACTTTGCTGCAGGTACTAAAGATGTTTTCTGTACTCTTCCTGCATCTAAAGCGGTTATACTAGACGCTAGTGGAAACATTGTAGCAAATAATGGTTCTGCTCTAACAGCCTTAAACGCAAGTAATATTTCAAGCGGAACTTTAGCTAATGCTAGACTACCCGCAACTATAAGCGATAAAACTATTAATGCATCTAGACCTTTAACTGTTAAAGGTGATGGATCAAGTGCCGATGGACAACTAATTTTAAACTGTTCTCAAAACAGTCACGGAGTAAAAATAACATCCCCTGCTCACTCAGCTAACGCAACATGGGAATGGATATTACCTGTTAACGATGGGACTTCAGGTCAAGTTTTAACTACTGATGGTAACGCATCTGCTCAGTTATCTTGGACTAGTCCTACAACTGGAGACATAACTTCTGTTGTAGCAGGTGATGGTTTAACTGGAGGAGCAACTAGCGGAGCTGCAACTCTAAACGTTGGAGCGGGAAATTTAATTGATGTTCAAGCAGATCAAATAGATGTAGACCTTTCTGAACTTTCAACTTCTACTTCAAATGGAGATGGTGATTTTTTTGCAGTAGTAGATGCATCAAATGGTCAAAAAAAATTAACTAAAGGTGATATTAATATTTCAGGATTTAATAATGATAGTGGATTTACTACTAACACAGGAACTGTAACTAGTGTTGGTATTACACCAGGTACTGGATTAGATGCTGGTTCAGCTGTTACAGGCTCTGGTACTATTAGCGTTGATTTAGATTTATCAGAACTTACTGACATGACGCAAACAATGACTGGGTCCGATGAGTTTATTGTTTTAGATTCAAGTGCAGAAAGAAGAAAAGCAGCTGACGAAATAGGTTTATCTATTTTTAATAATGACGCTGGGTTTACTACAAACACTGGAGACATCACTTCAGTTGTAGCTGGAGACGGTTTGACAGGTGGAGCTACTAGTGGAGCTGCTACTTTAAATGTTGGAGCAGGTACAGGTATTGATGTTGCAGCAGATGCAATCTCAGTTGATGTTTCTGACTTTATGGCTAATGGTTCTAACAACAGAGTTGTTACAGCTACAGGTGCGGACGGACAAAATGCAGAAGCTAATTTAACTTTTGATGGTTCAGAATTAAATGTCACTGGTCACGTTATTCCAGGGGCAAATGATACTTATGATTTAGGGGATGGTAGTAATGCTTGGAGAAACTTATACACTGGAGACTTGCATTTATCTAACGAAGCAAAATCAGAAGGTAATGCTGTTGATGGCACAAAAGGTAGTTGGACAATTCAAGAGGGTTCAGAAGATCTTTTTTTATTTAATAACAAATCTGGTAAAAAATATAAGTTTAAACTAGAGGAAGTTTAATAAGTCATGGCGTTCGGGATAACAGCTTTTGCAGAAAGTCCTTTTGCTGCAACTGGATCACAAAATGTTACTGTTGTACCAACGGGTCAATCTCTTACTTTTAATGAAGGCACTGCTAGTGCAATCGCAGATAACTCTACTACTGTATCAGGAATAGCAATGTCTGCTAACCTAGGTACGGTTAGTATATTTGCAGGTGTTGAAGTACCTATAACAGGATTTCCTTTATCTTCTAATCTAGGTACTGTTAATGTTACAGCTGATGCAGATGACATATCTGTGACCGGTCAAGCAATGACATCAGTCTTAGGTACTGTTTCAGTATCTACAGATGTATCTACCTCTGTAACAGGAATAGCAATGTCTGCTAATTTAGGTTCTGTTATTGCATCAATTGATGTAAACGCATCTGTTACTGGTCAAGCAATGACAATGAACGAAGGTAATGAGGGAGTTGCAATTGACGTAGATGCTGCTGTCACTGGAATTGCAATGACTACTGCTTTAGGAAGTGTAAGCATAGCTTTAAATACACCAGTAAATGTTACTGGTCAGCTTTTAACTATGCAAGAAGGCCAAGCTACAGCTACTGATTCAGTAGCAAAACTAACAGGATTTGAAATGACAATGTTAGAAGGAACTGTTAAAAACTCAGTATGGAGTGAGGTTAATACAGGAAGTGCCCCTACTGATCCTCCTGGTTGGAGAGAAGTGGCTTGATTTTAAGTAAAAATATAAATATAATAAAATTTTAAGGAATTTAAAATATGGCAAATGCAACTTCAGCTAATTTAAAATTAACTGTACAAGCTACCGGAGAGAACTCGGGAACTTGGGGACAGTTTACTAATACAAATTTACTTATTTTAGAACAAGCTATTGGTGGTTATGATGCAGTTGGAATTACTTCAGCAGCAACTTTAACTTTTTCAAACGGTGTATTATCTAATGGTAAAAATCAAGTTTTAAAATTAACAGGAACTATCTCTGGAAATAAAAATGTAGTTATCCCTGATTCAATTGAAAAAACTTATATAATTGAAAATGCTACAACTGGAGCACATACTGTAACTTTTAAAACATCTTCTGGTACAGGAGTAACTTGGACAGGAACAGACAAGGGAACTAAAATTCTTTA